CGGACTCGGCAAGAAATAAGTGTGGCGGTGGATAGGGCTGGGCTTGTTATTGCTAGCCTTATCTTCCTGCAATTTAGGAGATTCGGTTAGATATGAGTGCCAAGTCTATGAAAACTGGGAGAAACCAGAATGTCAGAAGCCAGCGTGCATCGCTACTGGAACTTGCACTGAAGACATCATTGGATCATTCTATCCAGAAGCCGGCACGACGCCGTAATCCAGAAGACGTCCATGCGCAGCTTATCCTTATCATTGGATCAACACTTGCGGCAGTATTTCTCATAGTCACACTAGGTATCACTTACGCACTTATCTTTGTTACTCAGCCAATCGGTGGACAAGCACCTAACGATGCAGCTTTCATAGATTTACTTAAGACGTTAGCCATTTTCTTAACTGGCTCACTTGGCGGCGTTCTGGCTGGTAATGGACTCAAAGCAAAACAAAAACAGAGCGAGGACACGCCGAAAAATACGCTTGATTCTTGACCAAGTCAGCCATCAATGTCACTCTGTATCTGGGAGCATTCGACAAGGCTCCCACGGGAGCAAAAAATGACATCAGGTGAAATCGGTTTATTTCTGTTTATGTGTCTGGCCTGTATTCTTTGGTCGATTGTGAGCTACACAATGGGCTACAAAGAAGGCCACAAAGAAGGCTATCAACGCGGTCGAGCCGTAGGCCGTCACGCATCAGCTCAGGCGGTGTCCAAGTGAGTTTCCTAGATAACTACGAAGATGTAGCTGCACGCATTCAGCGATTCTGGGCTACCTATCCAGCCGGAAAAATCCACACATCAATCATGGACGTGAATCTTGAAAAGGGCTACGTCCTAGTCGAGTGCCGCATCTATCGCAACTACGAAGATCAAGAGCCAGCAGGCATCGACTACGCATTCGGCAACGTAAACACCTATAACGTTCAGATGAAAAAATGGTTCGTTGAGGACACAGTGACTTCGGCGATTGGAAGATGCGCAGGTCTAGTTCTTGGATCAGAAAAGCGTCCAACAGTCCAAAATATGCAACAGGTAGAGCGTATCGATCCAAAGATTGTTCAAGATAGCGCAAAAGATTATGACTATTGGAACACAAAGCACGGAGACGTTCCATCGTTTAAGACACGTGAAGAGGCAGAAGAGGCAGGCATTCCGACTCTTGGAGTAGCTATTGACACCATCAAAGAAACTCTAGGTGGCGTTCAAGTAGCTGCTGCTCCTCTGTGTTCTCATGGTCACATGATCTGGCGTGAAGGCACATCGGCAAAGACTGGGAAAGGCTGGGGCGGTTATATGTGCTCCGAGAAGGTCAAAGCTAAGCAATGTGCGCCAGCCTGGTACATGCTCGGATCTGATGGACAGTGGAGGCCGCAAGTATGAGCCGCGTAACTGAGATGATTGATGTGGACACGATGATTGGCCGGACTTTGATTGATGGCAAAATCGTTGCAGAGTTTAAGTGTGAGCAGTGCGACCACTGCCAGCGCATCGAGATTCTAGATCGTGCCGGTTATCAACGCGATGTCTCTGGTGAGCCGATTCTCTGGTTCTGTGGCCAATGCAGAAAATGACTATCAGCGCGGCTGATGAATGGGCGATTCATAAACGAGCCGTTGATGTGGTGTTCTCATACAGTGGCCAGCTTGGAACGAGCATTCATTACAACTCCAAGCTAAATAATCACGAACAGGTAACGGAATACGCCGAAAGCCTGGGAGCTGAGATGATTGTGGCCAGATACTTCGGCCTTGACTATGACATCAACCTATCGAACGGCAAGCGAGGAGCTGACGTAGGTCAAGGGCTAGAAGTGCGCTGGACGTCTTATGTAGGTGGCAATCTCATTGTCTATCCGAATGATCGTGAGACTGACATCGCAGTGCTAGTAGTCGGCAAGTCGCCGGTCTATCACATAGCCGGCTGGCTTCCAGTAGCCTTTGCTAGACGCAAGCGGTTTAAGAATCCGCGTCAGGATTCCTGGTGGGTCGATCAGGCCAATCTGAATCCGATTGAAACATTGGTCAGGAGCGAATATGCCACTGCTGCGATTTGATTGCTCAATATGTAAGAAGCTCTATGGTGATGGGCGTAAAGAGCACCTAATTACAAAGGGAGCCGAATTGACGATGCACGAATGGTTCGCTCAATGCTCTGGTTGCGGTGCATTCTCGGTCAAGTTAGTCGATGATTCGCTGGTGGCTGGCCTTGAATAGTTATCCACAGACTTATCCACAGGCAATTGTGGACGAAGCGACACTCCGGACTCAATCCTTGACAGATTGTCAGGATTCATCGCTATACTTGAAAGATAATATCTTGAAAATGAAGATAAATAAAAAGATAATAAAAATAAAGATAAAAAATAATAAAAACTTATTGGTTATTCCTATGTCAATTCTGATCTTGACAGTATCCACAACAACAGAAGCCAAAGCAGCTACACAAAGCGATTCATTCAAGCTTTATGCACATTCAAGAATAGTTAATGATAAGCAGTATCAATGCTTCTATAAGCTGATAAACAAAGAGAATCGTCAATGGAATCCTAAGGCACGCAACGGATCACATCACGGCATAGGCCAGATGCGTAATGAAACCTATAAGAATCTAGATGGCTATAAGCAGATTGACTGGACTCTTCGATACATCAAGGAACGTTACGGATCTATGTGCAACGCATGGAGATTCTTCCAAGCTAATGGTTATCACTGATGGCAGCTAAATCAGCAAGAGCTAACGGAGGCACTAGAGCCTGGTCAAAGATACGTGAGCGGATACTTATTAGAGACGCTAGGTTGTGTCAGTACTGCGGAAATGACGCAACTACTGTCGATCACGTGATACCGATAAGCAAGGGCGGAACCGATGAGCCAGATAACCTCTTAGCAGCGTGTACTCGATGCAATTATTCGAAAGGAAACAGAACAGGCGTGTTTTTTGGTACAGCAAGGACACCTCTGACTCTTCCTTTTCCGTTTTCACCGACACAAGAGAGCACAAGTCATGACTAAAGCTGGACAGGGCTCTACAAGGGCGCTCAAGGTCGTCTCAGAGGCGAACAGGGACGAACAGGGAATCTCTCCTACACCAGAGCGTCTAATCGGCTCAGGAACGCCCAGAATCCACTCTAGGCTCAACGACTTACCGTCAAAAGGCTTGGAAATCATCGACTTCGCCAGCCAGATAGGCGTAGATCTAATGCCCTGGCAGAAGTTTGTGTTTGAGCACGCCTTGAAAATCAAAGCTGATGGGCGCTGGCACGCGCCTCTGGTGGTGGTTGTTGCAGCTCGTCAGAATGGCAAGTCCACAATTATGGAGATGTCAATTCTGGCTCGCCTTTTCCTGTGGCAAGAATCGCTCCAGCTTGGATCAGCTCACGTTCTGACTACATCGCTAGAGACATTCCGGCACGTGGTCAGCATTATCGAAAGCAACGAATCTCTGGCGAAGCAAGTCAAGAAGATTCGATGGGCTCATGGATCCGAGGAGATTGAATTGATGTCCGGCGCTCGCTACGTAGTTAAGGCGGCGAACGCGGCAGCTCGTGGATTCGCTAAACCGGAGACGGTGTATATGGACGAAACGCGTCAGCTTAAAGACACCGAAGCCTGGTCAGCGATGAGATATACGATGATGGCCGCTAAGAATCCGCAGCTCTGGACGTTCTCGAACGCCGGTGACCAACATAGCCTAATCTTAAATCAGCTACGCGAGCGCGGTATGGCATCGGCTGCTGGTGGCAACGATGACATCGCCTATTTCGAATGGTCGGCATTCTCGGACAAGATTGAAGATGAAAAGAATTGGGTCGCGAGCAATCCGGCGCTTGGTCACACAATCCACGAAGATAATATCCGCGCCGTTCTCAATGATCCGCCAGATGTAGTCCAAACGGAGGTGTTGTGCCGATGGGTCAATACAATCTCCGGCGCAATTCCTGTGAAGGAATGGGAGGAGTGTGGATCTGATGAGATTGAGCTAGATGTCGAGAAGATGACGTGGTTTGGACTTGACCTATCGCCAGATCGTAGAGACGGAGCCTTAGTAGCTGCTCAAAAGAATCCAGACGACACTTTCAACCTTAAGCTTCTGCATACCTGGCACAATCCGATTTCGCTAGACGATAAAGCTATCGCAAACGATATCGCGCCCTATGCCAGAAAATATCCGCTTGAATATGTGGCTTTCAGCAAGCGAACAAGCTCTGCCGTAGCTGCGCGACTTGCACCAGCCGGCATTCCAGTTATAGACATCGATGGCGCACTTTATGGCCAGAGTTGCGATGAATTGCTGGGAGCGATTACCTCAAAGAGATTGATTCACGGAAAACAGGCAGAATTATCCAAGCAGATATTATCGGCCGTGAGATTACCAATGGGCGATGGCGGCTGGATCATAGGTCGGCGCGCCTCTTCGGTTGCAGTCTGCGCAGCAGTGGCTTCGGCACTTGCGACACACTTTGCGACACGCCCAGAGATGGAGATTGATATTCTGGTCGGTTAGATGTATAGCGAGCCTTTAGACTTATCCACATGGGTCTATTCTCTCGCACAGTAACGACGGCGGCTCCGGCTGCGACCTCCGACATCGAAGCATCGCTGGCTCCAGTAAATGTCACTAGCTCTCTTTATAATATCTACGGCGTCGCCGGAATCACTGCATCTCGCGTGGAGTTTATGTCTGTTCCAACGTGCGCTCGCGCGCGAAACATTATTTCGTCAAGTGTTGCATCGATTCCGCTTAAAGTTCGCACTCGCGCAGATGGTGCTCGCGTTGAATCTCCTCCAAA